GACCCAATACACTACCGCCAAAAGGACCAGAACCTGATCCAATAACACCTTGTAGAAGTTTTTGCCACCAAGTAAGCTCTGCTGCTGGATCTGCTGGATCTGCTGGATCTCCTCCTGCTGCTACGTTTGCTGGATCTCCTACTACTGGATCTGCGCCATATGTTGCTTCTGGTAAATCACCGCTTAAAAGATCATCAAGGAAAGAGGTTCCGAAAATATCCCCACTTGTAAAATAATTTTGAATATCATCGTCTGTATAATAATCTGGGTTTAATATCGAATCTAATATTGAGCCTTCGTAATCTAAATCGGAAAGTCCCTGAGTAGCCCAGTCAGCACTTCCTACTTCTGGATCAGATAGTGAGCTAAACCAGTCCCCTATCCAGTCGTCTCCGACATCTCCACCTCCAAGCCAGTCGCCTCCGAAAATATCAGAGTCTGTAAAATAATCCCCTGTTTCCGAGCCTACAGGAGACAACCAATCGTCTCCGATAGTCCCGGTAATACCACTGGTATAGTCCGTAGGCTGTAAATCAAAATCAGAAACTCCCTGAGTAACCCAGTCAGAGCTCCCAAATTCTGGGGTGCTTTCGCCAAAAATATCTGGTGCAGTTAAATCATCAAGCCAGCCCATGTGAGTCTCCATTATGCATAATTATTTTCATTCTATCACTTTCCTCTTGGAAAGGCACTTGAGGATCCGCCATAAGTGTCTTGAGGGACATAACCTGTCGGTGTATACACTTCTTCCATGGTTCCTCTTTTGGTTGGTAGTGTAGACATATCAATTTCTTCAATACTTGGACTTTTTTGTCCTATACCGAATAAATTCCTTAATTTTGGTCCCAATGTTCCTCCAAAAATTCCTGTGCCCGAATCTCTCGTTGCTTGTGGAGCGCTTCTTTGTCCTATACCTAAAGCATTTCTTATTCTCGGTCCCAGTGTTCCTCCAAGAATTCCTGTGCCCAACTTCTGCGCTTCTGCGGTGTCTCTTCCTCCAAACAACGGAGCGAACAGGTTTGCCAACTGTGGACCAAGGGATCCTCCAAGAGGACCTTTTTGTCCTGCTATCTGTGGCGAAGCTTTGTTCAGCCCCGCCATAAGTAAACCAAGCAAAGGATTGGCAGCAGCATATTTCATTCTACCTATTGTATTAAGAGGTCTCATTGCAAGACTGTCTAATACTCCTTGCCCCAAAGGACCGCCTGTCCCTAGACCAAAAGCTCCGCCTCTATTAGTCAAAGCGTACAAGGCCGATGGTCCATGTTTTTTAAGCAAGCTCATAATGCCCGCTCGTTGTATCTGTGGCGCAAGGAAATTTAGTCCTGCTTGTTTACTGGGATTCCTAGCAAAAAGCATACCCTGTACAATATTTCTCAGTTTAGGATCGCCCATAATCCTAACTTTTGCTATGTTCATCATAAGCCTTTTTATCGCGGGATCCATTTGTCTTCCAGCAGAAGGCAATCCGGGATCCACTTGTCTTCCCGTCCATCGACTTGTCGGTCGTCCGCTTAGATCTCCCATTTTAGCCATTGTTATTTGTCCTATTCATAAAACCAATAACCGAGCGTACTCCAAAAGAAGCAGCTACAATTACAGACAAAGTTACTTTATACCAATCAGGCATTGTGTCTAAAACGGCAAAGCCTTCTTTAACATAAGGAACAGCCGATGGAATAAAGCACATAATTAATGGAATGGAAAACAGCAGTAAAATATATTCGTCCTTCCAGCTTGTTGCGCTATTCTTCATGGCTTCTTGTTCCCATGAAGCAGCGTTTGCAACTTTGGCTTCTCCTCGTGCTATCTTTCCTTTAAGAAAAGTTGAGCCGAGTTTGCCAATCAATTTTAATGCTTCCATCATCGTTTCTTTTGCCTCGCTTTTATCGCTTTTAGTCGTTTCAACGCTTTTGCTCTAGTTGAGGACACACCAGCTACGTTGTCTATTTTCCATCCTCCATTTACTTTTCTTATAGGCATTTTATTTCAATTCAAAACTTGTTGCTCCATTTGTGGCTACTGTCAAGGTTCCTACGGAACCCGTTCCTTCCAAACCAATTTCATTTGTTCTTGTAGAAACATCTTTCCAGACTGCCCCAGTGTACACTTGTAATGCACCTCTGGTAGTGTTCCATATTATGTCTCCCGCATTAAATTGATTTTGTCCTTTAGTATTTTCATTGTATTCTGGAGTAGCTGTAGGATCAAAACGGTTTAAATTAATTTCAAGAACCCTAATCATGCGATTGTATGTTTCTGGAGATACAAGACCACTCGCTAAAGGCAACCTAGTTTCTAATAGTTTTGCCATTATCTTTTACCATCAGGTCTTATTTCCAAACGTGTGTCGCCAAGTCGCCAGCCTACGCCTAAACGCGCTCCGCTAGTATTATCATCATCCGATTCCACACGGAAAGTGGCTTGTCTTGCTCTCATCCGCATATTCAATTTTTTTGTACTACTTGTTACTGTCTGTGTCGTATTTGTAGTTAAACTTTCTCCCGGAAAGTTACGAGACTTCATAACAAAATTAATTGTTTGATCTCCTCCTCCGCCGGTAAATTTGACATCTGGAATAATTCTACGAACAAAAGAGAAAAATTCTCCGTCATCAATATCAAAATCACTGGACTCTATAAAAACATTGTCCATTGGAGAACCATCGTCATCGTTTCCAGTTTCATGTTTGTAAAGATAGTTGCTTGAATTAGCAGTTCCAGTAGCTCTTGGATAAGCAACAATACCTTCATCTATCCACGCAAAACGAGTTAATGTTCCTATGCTCCATACATTTTCTTCATAATTATATGTCACATAGCTATCTATTTCTGTTCCAGAAGTCGATGGATAAAACCACCCAACTTCATTAAATTGTTTGTTTAAAAAGGCAAAAACTTTATAAGACTGAGTTTCGTTTAAATTATCAAAAACATAAAAATGTACACTACATGGAACAGGCTGTATGCTTCCTCCATAGGCATAAAATCCTTTTCTGTCCATCCAAAAAACGCCTTTAGGGGTGTTAATTGCAGCTTTTGGTCCGATTAGACCAACTCCTTGGTTCACTAAATTAATTGCAAAAGTATAAGGCGGTCCGACAAATTGCATACTGTACATAGAACTATCTGTCCAAATTAAAGTTTCTTCTCTTGAGCCAAGACCTCCAATAATTTCGGATCCAGAAGAAAGATTTAAAGAACCCGAAGTATTAGTTGCTCTAGGCTCCCAATCAGCAGCATTTTCTTGATCACTCCAACAAACAAACATTGGATCAATGCTACCAGTACGTGCTGTTTCTCCTGAATTCAAAGGGTCTGCTCCCAAACAAATAACATGTCTGTCTTTTTCTGAAACCATAACTTGTAATGCTTTAGTAGGAGCTAGATTAGCGCCACTCAATGCAGTCAATGCAACTGCTCTTGTGCTAGTACCTGACGATTCGTCCCAATAATAAATACCGCCTGCTCTTGGATTCATAACCAAGTCTTCTCCAAAATTGCCGTGCGACCACAAACGCAGTTGATTAGCGTCAGAAAGAGCACTAACTGATCCAAAAGTTCCGCCTCCCCAAGAACCTGCTCCCCAACCAGAACCTTCTACATAAACATCCAGACCCACATTAATTTGATATGTGCCCACCACACTAGAACCACCGTTCCCGCTATCGCTACTGTTTGCAGTAACTGTGTCTCCGTCTGTGTCCTTGGCTTCAACTGTATAACTATTGGCACTGACAATGGTTGCAATCTGGTATTCTTGGTTTAATACATCAGCTGTGATTAAACCGCCTAAAGTAGCAGCACCACTGAAAGTAACAAAATCATTTTGAACTGCGCCATGTGAAGTGTCTGCAACAGTAAGAGTTGCATCGCCATCAGCTGCAGAAAAAGTAACGTCCCCAGCAGTTGTGGTTTCTCGAATCGGGGTTACATCATTAAAGGCATCTCCTTCTTGTACATAGTATTTTAGAGTTGTTCCCAGCCCCAAATAACGAGTTCCAGAAAGATCCACCCAAGTATGTAATGCACGACCTGTGCCTAGATATGTATTAGAAGTAACTTTTTCCCAACCGCCAATTTTTTCAGGACGGCCTTGACGGAATCTTACTAGGTTTCCGTTAAACCAACCGCCTTGATTACTGTAATCTGTCCCTTCACGATTGATCCCGGGCTTGAATATATAACGAGCGTAGGGCATTTTTCATTATTTTTTAAAAAAATTAAAGTTTAAGGCCAAAAGATCTAGAACCTTTTGAATTTTTGCGACAAAAGCATCATCTTTTGTGTTTTTTGTAAAAGGAGAAAGAGCAGATATAATTGAAGAAACAGCAATTATCCATACTATTATTTGTATAAAAACCCATAATACTTTCATTTTAAAACACCTGTTTTGATAAAATACCAGCCATTCCTGCAACAATGGATAGTAATGTTGTTAAGATTAAAATTTCTAGTCTCTTGATTCTATAAATGGTTTCCCGCCAACGTTCTGCACAAACGGCTTCGTGTTTCTCTATTTTAGAGTTTACTTCGGCTATAGTAAGCTTACTCATGTTGCCAGTTCTGGTTCCACTTCCCAACAATTCAAGTTCGATGCCACTGTTCTCCGTTCACCTTTC